TGCTAATACTGGAGATATATTATAAAGCCTAGTTATTACAGGAGACACAAATTTATCTAATCCTTTTCTAAATAAAACGTCTTTTGTTCCTTCCAAAATATCATTAGTAGCAGTTCTTAACCTATTCAATTCTCTTCTTTTATTATAGGTATTAACAATAGTTTTTATTCTGTGTTCCGTTACTAATTTTCCTTCTTTAATAGTAATAGTTCCAGGATATCTAGGAATAGTTTTTAACAACGGGTCTATCTTTGCTATGTCTTCAGCATCAGAAATATTACGTATTTGATTTAAAAACCCATGCTGTAAATCGTACTCGTTATAAGCTACTCTCATAGCAGCCTCAGGATTCATACTTTCTTTTGCAACAAGCTCATCTCTTCTTTTTGTTATTCTTTCTATTATTTTATTTGCTTTATTTAATCTTCGTTTACGAAGAAAAGCTGCTCCTTTACCACCTGTAGTTTTTATATCTGCCTGTTTTAATAATTTTGCACCTTGTACAAATAATGTTCCACCAGCTAAATTAATTGGGTCAAGTACTAAATCTCCTAAAAGACCAGTAAATACAGTACTCCCAGCTCTTAATTCTGGATTTCTAGCATACCATTGAAGTAATGGGTTTATTGTACCTTCAGGAGCTAAAGCCCAATTTTCAAACTGCCTATCAAATAGTTCCATAAAACTAGATTTTTCTAAAGTGTCTGCATCATTCCAAACTTGTTCTATGTTTTCTCTAGTTACTTCTAATCCTTTTGCTTCTAATAAACTAATAATACCAGCTCTTAATGTTTCACCAGGAGCTGAAAGATTAGCAAAAAATCCTTCCCTTTTATCATCTTCAGCAGCAGCTTGTTCTTCAAGAAACTCTTTTAAATCTTGGTCAAGTTCTTGTTTCGTATATCCCCCAGGTATAGCAACTTGACCTAACGTACTGCCGTCAGGTAAATTATATTTATATTTAAATACTTGGTCTTCTGGAGCGGTAGCAATTTTATCCCACTCTATGTGAGGGTTTAAATCTTCTTCAGCTTGAGCTGCTCCAGCAACAGCGGTTGCTCCAGCAACACCTGCTGTTTTAGTAGCTATTATATAATTACCGCGTCTTTTTACATTACCTACCCCAAACACAGATTCAATTTCTGGAACATATTCTTCAGTTTTTAAATTGTTTTGCCATTGTTCTGGACCAGTTTGTTTACCTACACCAGATTTATTTCCCTCAAAAATTTGATAATAACTTTTAGAATTAGGCTTAGTAACAGCATAAGCTTGTTCAATAAGTTGCTTTCTTGCTTCTGGTTCTTTTATTACGTTAAGAGTATTTAGTGTAGTTGATGACTCTGCTCCTTTTTTTGAAGCCAGATTCCTTAAAACAGCGGCATTATGAGCTTTTGTTCTATTATGTGGGTCTACTACTACATTAGTAATTCCTTTTTCTTTTTTAAGATAGTTTGTACCCATATCATATGCGCCACCACCTAAATCTGCATTAGTCTCTCCTTTTTTAGTAGCAAAAAGTTTACTTTTAAAGAAAGCAGCTACTTGGTTTCTTGATGTTCCTGCTGAAGGAAACTGTTGAGGATAAATTTTTTCTTTAATCCCAGAAACTATATCTCCGCCTATCTTTTGTATAGGCTTCATTGCTTTAGGTATTACTGAAAGTACCATTATAAATTCCTACGGGGTGGTTGTAAATGTGGCTTTTTTCTTTTTGGTACTACTACCTGTTCTTTTAACTCCTATTTCTGCTAATATATCCTTATCATTTAAAACCATATCTAAAGAGTGCAACAATCTTTCTCTTTGGTCCATATCTCTAAATGTTTTATTATTTGAAACTTTAAGTTTTTCTGCCATCATAGCTGCTGAAGTAATAATATGGTCTTTTTGTTCTTGTTCTAAATCATCAAGAGACCAAAAACCAGAGTCGTCTACCACTTTATCCCAGTGTTCGCTAGTTACCATACCTTCTAATAAAGTAAACGCAGCATTAAAATCTCCAGCAGTTATATCTTTTGGAGCTGAAAAATCAGCGGCTGCTATTTCCTTTTTAGTCATGTCACTAGCATGAGCTATTGCTAATTTAGCTTGTCTATCTAAATCTTTATGTTGAAGCTTTAATCCAAGTTCTTCTTCAGCAAAAAGCATTTTTTCATCATGCTCAATCTTAGCAAAAGCATCTCTCTTTTCTTCAAGGTCTGTTCTTCTCACTTCTAATTGATATTTTCTTTCTGCCATATCTGCTTCATTATAATCTTTTTGTACTAATCGAGCTAATTCTGCTTCTTCTCTAGCTATATCATCTGCTTCTTTTTCATAGTCAAAGTCAAGTCTAGCTTGTTCTATTTCTTTATCCCAAGCTTGAATTGTTTCATTTAACTCGTATTGTTTACCTTTAATTTGAGTTAATTTTATTTGGTTTTCTTCTTTATTTATATTATTTCTAATCTTTTCTTCAAGTTCCGCTTGCTGGCGTTCTAAGCCTACTTTAGAAGCTCTAATCTTTTCTCGCGTTTCTTCAATCTTTAGTGCGTTAAACTCATCTTTCCTAAGATTATCTGTTTCAAGACCAATAGCTTTTTGTTGAGTTTCTAAAATTTTCCACTTTTCGTGTTCCTCTTCAGTAAATATTTTTGAAGCTTCAGCTTCAGCCTTTTTTGTTTTTGTCCTAGTTGATTCAAGAGTAGCTTTAGTAGTAGCTGCTTGGTCTCTTAAAGCAATAAATTTTTGAGCTACTTGTAAATTACCTTGCTTATACGCTTCATCAGCAGCAGCTTGATAATACTCTGCAGAACCAAAATCTAGGTGTTTTATAGCCTCTGTTATTTTTTGCTGTTGCTCTGCTGCTTGAACTTCAGGTGGTACGTGTCCAAACAAACGCTGTATTCCTTCAGTAATATCTTCTCTTCCAGCTCTTTGTCTTTGAAAGCCTAATCGTATAGGGTCTACTCCAGCAGTTGCTGCAGTCTCTGCTATTCTACCTGCTTCTTTTTCTTTTTGAAGTCTTTGATATACTTGAGTTGGACTTTCAAATAATTCGCCTGCCATTACGTTTCCCCTATCTTGCTATTTGTGGTCTTAAACTACTGAATGGACTTGATCCACCAAATACAGCATTAAATGTACCTTGAGTATTACCAAATCCTGTAGGATTAAATAATGATTGTGTGTTAGGAGCAGGATTTATTGGCGGTGTTCTACCCCCAGTAAATATATCTCCTATACCGCTAGTAACTCCTTTAAATATTTCAGATACTAATCCAGAATCTGCTGCAAATTTCTCTGCTTCAGTATTAAAGTTTTGTGTTGCTATAGCTTGGTTGCCACTAGCAGCGACTCTTCCTATTTCCCTAGCAGCATCGACTTGACCTGGACCTATATTTTCAAATTCTACTAATTGTTTTAATGCTGCTGACTCTAATCCTTTTAACCTATCTTCTTCTGCTTGCGCTCTATCAAAAGCTGCTAAATCTTGTTGCGCTCTAGATATTGCAGCGTTAGATGCAAATCTACCTAGCAAATCTCTACCACCTGGAGTCGCAAGAACTCCTCCACCTTGAGCATTTAATTGGTCAAATAAAGCAGTACGTTCTGTTTGAAACTGTTGGTCAAATATTTGTTTTAGTAATGCTTGTTGCTCGTCTATTTGTCCTTCTCTATCAAATCCTTGTAAAGCTGCAGCTTCTCTATCAAACAGTCCTTCAAAAGTTCCTCTTCGTCTTTCTCCTAAATCAGTAAAATCAGACGTTACGTCTATCTCGCTACCAGTCACTTTTTGTTTAGTACTAAATAGAGGATTAGCAATAGTAGTACCTGAGGGTAAAAACCCTCCTCCAGTAGCTCCTGGAGTATTTCTACTAAGTGTAGGTGCATCAGGAGCAAAAGCTCTACCTAGTAAATTCCCTGCTAATGTTGTACCTAATGAAAATAATGGATTAATTGCTTGTGCGCCAGGTACTGGTAAAAAAGACAGTGCGGCACTACCTAAAGGACTACCAGCTAAACTTCCTACTGCTCTTCCTATACCACCTGCAACTTTACCTATACCTTTAGCTACTCCACTTACGATTGATGGCATTACACTACCCTCTTTATTTTATAAAATTCAAATTGTTTTGTATCTTTAATTTTTTTCATATCATATCTCTTTTTAAAATGTTTTAACATATTATCCATATCTCTATTCTTTTTTTCTACAAAAAATTTATACTCTCCGTAGTCTTTTAATATAATATTGACGTGTTTTTTTAATAGGTGTCCCCACTTACCTCTAATTTTTTTATTAACGGTAAGATGTGGCTCTCCTTTATTACAAATAAAGCCACCGTAGTAAACATTATTTTCATCTACAATAGCAAAGTATCTGTCATAAAGTGCTAATTCATTAATAACTCTTTTGATATTATATGTTTTATAATATGGGCGTTTATTATCTGCTTTAGCTATAGAATATAAAAGCTTAACTTTATCAGGTAATTCTTTTACTTCTATAAGAGATAACTTCATTTTGCTACCAAATATCTTTTTCTTCTCCAAACATTGCTTCTACTTTTTTTTTATTAACCTTATAGTTTAAATGCTTATATATTATGCTAACAACCAAGGAACAAAAAGCTATACCAATAGCAAATAAAGTTGAGTAATGATTTACATATGCAGCTATACATGCCCAACCACTACAGCTATACGTAACAAAATCTATTCCTTTAACTACAGCTTCTGGGTGTTTAATAATCATTATTCTTCCCGTATGTCGTTTCCATTTAATTCTGATTTATGATAATTTTTTACAGTAAAATCACTATCATCATCTGGATATTCAATTTCATGATGACGTACTCTTAAGTATTCATATAACATTGTATATCCTTTTTTCTTTGTATACCATAAAGATGTTGAATACCCAATCATAATTAACCAAGGACAGAACACTGCTGCAAATATAACTAAATTCCATTGACTAGCTTCGTCTAAATATATGTAAGGAGACAAAGCTGATTGTAATAACATCTGAGTTAATGCACCCATAGGCGCACCAATAGCTACAGCATTAATTAGACTTTTTTTGTACGTCCACGGTGGCTTCCTTTCCTGCCTGTTTATACGCTTTAAGTAAAGCTGGATATATATACCTATTAGGGTATTTATTAAGCAAGGCAGAAAGAGGATTATTAGATAAGCGTACCATGATACTTCTGTCATTAAGGTTTACTCGGAAACACTATTTCATCTGGATTCGATTTACTTGCAGGTAAGTCTCTTAATGTTTTTCTGTAAGCAGTCTGTGCATCAGACATAGTTAAGTCTGAACTTGCCCACCAATCACAATCTCGTAGCAACGCATCTCGTCTACTTCTAATCCTAACCCACTTTTCTTCAGTAGATGGTTTAGATGCTTCAATAGCATCTTTCTCTGCTTGGGTGTAGTTTCTTTTAGTAAACTCACCTGTTTGTACATTTACTTCTCCAACATCATATGACATTTTATTTTCCTCTTATCCGTAAAGTATATTAGCTTCACCATCATCAAACGTAGTTCCATCTGGGTCTATTTTAAGTTGGGTACACGTTCCACCTAAAGCAAGTTTTCCTGCACCAAAATGTAGTTGAGTATTGGTTACATCATTTCCCATTCCCATCATAACCCAATTATTACCAGACATATGACGGAGAAAAATGATTCCATTAGTTAATGTTGCCGCACCCATAGACCTTCCGCATCTGAAGGCATCTGTGTGATTGGCTAGTGAAATACTTGGAGCAATATAAGTATTGGTAACAGCATATCCAGAAGTCACAATGCCAGAAGCTGTACCCAACTGAATAGCAGGCCAATCGCCTGTACCACCTGTACTTACATCTCGAAAACTAACATCAATCCAATTAACGCCAGCAGGTATTCCTGTAAACGTAGTAGCAGAGGTTAGGTCAATTTCTGTCCCTAAAGTGCTACCGCCAAGTCTATACTTATTCCCTGCATCATCTGTATGGTACAAGGAACTCGGTGCATCTGATTTAGTCCAGATTTGAGAAGAACCTGTTACGTCAGCAGCATCATCACTTCCCTCTGGAATGAAAATACCTGTGTTAGTTACCTTTGTCATTTTTTATATTTCTCCTTAACAGCAGTTCTTTTAGCTTGAAGTGCCTCTAAATCATCATCAAGTATTGCGTGGACACATTCTTCTATCGTGGGAAATTCTGATTTTCTTTTAGTCTTATAATCGAGAGCATCAAAATTCTTCTTTGCATCTGCTTCAGCAATAGCGATAGCATCTTTCTCTTCTTGAGTGTAATCTCTGGTTATTGTCAAACCTGTCTTTAAGCTAGTTTCTACTACATCATGTGCCATTATATTTTCCTCTACTGAAATTGAATATTAACTGCGCCAGAATCAAAAACATTACTTCCACCCGTAGTAGTAATTGATATTTTATTTAATGCACCACTCAGAGAAACATGACCATGCGAAACATGACCATCATTATTTGTTGTGCAACCACCTGAAAAACACCATTGATTCGCTGAAGCATTAAAAAGGTGTAAGTGGTATACTCCATTATAAAGACTTGCTGCTACTGTTGTTCGTACTAGAGCAAAACCATCTGTCTGATTTGCGTAGTTATTACTGAATGAACCCGCATCACAGTCATATCCTGAAGTTACTACTCCACCACTCGGTCCGATACGCAGAATTATATTAGATGTACTATTAGTACTCAGTTGCTCAATCATAACAACTACATGCTTTACTCCGCTTGGAATATCTGTAAGTGTTCTGCTAGAACCCCCGCCATGTGCGACTTCAGTTCCTAAAGTGATGGAATATGGGTTACTTCCGTCTGCATCTTCAATTTCGCCAACTACTAATTTACTCATATTCTACCCCTT